AAATCCTGTTCGAAAAGTTTACACCATCCATAGCCCAAGGCTTACCGATCACCTTACTTAGCCTATTCTCATCCAGTTTATCGAACGCAAACCCTACACCAAAGCCTTTTTGTACTTCAAAAGCAGTTCTGTATAAGCTTTCAGAATAAATATTCCTCATAGTTTTGTCTACTATGTCCAGCTGATTGCCATATAATACTTCTAGGCTTTGCTGTGTCTGAAGCTTTAGAGATTCAAGTCTTGATATATGAAACCTTGCAGACGCATTCTCAAGTTCTTTTATCCATTGCTTGTTTAGTGCATTTTCTTTACCGT